GATTTAAGAGATGAAGCACTAATGTCTAAAGATACAAATTTTGTTGTTTATCTTGATGACGACAGCGAGATCGACCTGCCTACCAAGTGGGTCGTTTGCGACCTGTGTGACGGCGAAGGAAAGCACGTTGACCCGTCAATTGATAGCAACGGCATCAGCCTGAATGATCGGCCCCCTGAATTTTGGGGCAGATACATGAGCGGTGAGTTTGATGTCCCTTGTTACAAGTGCCACGGCAGGTCTACCACGAAAGGCATTGATGAAGATGCTTGCGAGCCCGAACACCTCAGGGCGTGGTATAGGCAACGAGAGGAAGAACACTTTAGCTTTCTTGAGAATCAGGCAGAGCTAAGGGCCGGAGCGTAAGCCCCTAGTTCTGTCTTTGGGCTGTCTTAGAAAAATAGGTGGCGGCACCAAGGCTGAGGAGGCTTGACAGGCACGGATGCCTGCTGGTGCCGCCGGCTGCAAGTATACCTGAGGAGGCAATCAACAATGAAGACTCAACTTCAAATGTTTTATGACGCAAGTCATCACAATGCTCGCAAGTACAAGGCTTTTTTAGCTATGGCCTTTGACCCCATCGAGCCTCTCACTAAGCGCGAGCTGGTGGAGAACATTAAGCGCAACCCCGCAACATGGAAGTGCTTTGAGAGCTGGCTGGAGAGCGACAAACTGCCAGATTGATCCAACTGATGATTGTGGTTTGTTACCACATGAAATCCCGCAAGTCTAAGGCGACAATTAGATTTTTTTAGACTAATAGCCTCGGCAAGTCTAGGTACACAATCGATAATTTTTTTTATTCTTTGTGTGCGGGATATTGGAAAACTAACAATGACGCGAATATTAAAAGTAGATAAACTATCGCCAAATGGAGGCAAGTTATGAACATAATTACGAATCTACCGGAACACTGCAACATGGATGACCGCGTGGCGGCTCAGTGCCTGATCAATGAGCTACTGGCGGCGGACTGCACCATCACGATTAACGATGGCGAAGAGGACTGTCTGGAACAGTCAAGCGACTTGACCGAGATACTGGAGGCCATGTCCAGCTCTGGCGAGGATGTCGTCATCCCTTTTGACAAGGATGGCAACGACCTTGGGTGGTTCTACCTGATCTATGCCAACGGTTCTGAGGGCAACCCGATGATCCTGATCAGCGACCTTGTAGCCAACTCTTTTTGCGAGGGCATCTACAACAAAGTGAATGCTCAACTGGAGGTGGCGTGATGAACGAGCTAAAAGATTTTACTAGACGTTATTATAAAAGCCTAAAATGCTTTGACGTGCGAGTAAAAGTTGCCGATGAATACATTGTAGCAGTGAGGGCAAAGGACGAGGAGGAAGCTAGATTGATGGTGGAGCAAGGGTATTTTCCTCGCGTCTCAGTTCAGCTAGCACAGAAGGATAAAGATGTACCAGACTCAATCTCAAAACATCTAGAGATTTGCTCAGTGCATACAGACGAAAAAAATCCTCAACGCGAGTTCTTTGCTCGTCACTATACAATGGCACACATTCCTCTTGAGCTTCTTGAACCAGAGGACGCGCATGCAAACTAAAAATCCTGAACTGGAACAGCTCATGGAAGAGCATAGCCTGACGGCTATCAAAGTGTCCGAGCTAATAGATGTTCCCTATCGTACCGTAGTTAACTGGCGACGGAATGAAGACTCAGTCCACGCCAATACCATGCCAAAATCTAACCTGAAGCTACTCAAGCTTCTTCTTGAATAGCCCCTTCGGGGGCTATAACCTTTTCATTCTGCTAACATCATAATGGCCGACCAACTCTACGTCAGCCTGATCCCTTCTGTTTGCTCCCGTCCTACCGCCAACCTGAAACTCATCAGGCATCTCGGCAAAATCTATATACCTAATCTCATCGTCATACTGCACCACAAAAAAGCTAGGCACCTTGGTCTGGTCAGATAGCTGATTGGCCTTGGCTCGTTTGTTCACTGAAAAAATAATGGTCGGGTATGTTTCGGCCTTAACATTTCTCACCCTGATCTCAGCTAGGGCCACCAGTTTATTGCTCCGTATCAATGCAAAGTCGAGCCGATAGCTCAGGGGTAATTTCAAATAATCACAGTTCCATTTTTCTGCGGCAGTGTGCATCACCTTTGCCTCGCGGCTTAGATCAGCTTCGGTTTCGTACAGAGGTCTTGGCATTCAACTGTGCCCTTTTGTCTTTCTTCCAAATGTTCTGCACCCCCAGCTTCACTATGTCCTTGGCGAAGGGTGGGTACGCATCGTCAGGTATGCTGTCTATTGCCTCTCGTCTTTCTTCCTTGGTCTTGAGCGCAAGGATGTTGCTGGGGAGCAGGTACGGCAGCGTTGACTTGGCTAGGTTGTGCATCTCTGATGGCATGCTCATCTCTATGTACATCAGGCATTGGGGGTAGTAAGTTTTTTCCGCCGCATTTTTCATAACTGCCCTAAATAAGTCTGGCTTCATTTAAACTCCAGCAGCTCTCGCATGAGCATAATTCCAGTAGGCATATCAACGGTGGCTGTACACTCATCGTCCTGCGGATGCCATCCCAGATCTGATAGCCTGAACACAAACCGAATAGGTTGTCTGTCGTACTTGTAAATCAGCACGGGGACGCACTTACCCTTTGCCGACTCACAGCACTGCTTCCACCACTCCGGCTTGTGCCAACTGCCACTCGCATAGCGCTTGCATTCGATCATCAAATTATTAAATTCAATGTCAGCCCTGCCCTTCTCTTGATACTGATCCAGAACCCTTTTTAAGTGGGCCGCGCAGTCGCCAAACTCATCTTGAAATATCTTGATGATGTCCCGCTCAAAAGCGTGGCCTTTTGCTCGTCCATTAATCATTGCGAGGATCATCCCCCATGCTGAAGCGGGTGTACCAAATAGACTTGAGCTTATCCTGCTCCGCTGTATTGCCGGCCTTTGTACCCTGACGCCACTGGTACTTAAACGCAGTGATCTCCGCCCACTCCCTGACGCGATCCTCACCGAACAAGCTGGTCATCACATCAATGCACTCAATCCCACCTTCGCGGATATAGTGGCTAGGCTCGCTAACATTCGTAACCACCCACGCCTCAAGTCCAGTCTTTTCTGGGCAAGGCTCTATCACTTGCGCCTGCTGTCTCAGCCTGTCCCAATCTTGCGGTGTTGCGGAGCTAATCCCATGACAACTGTTCTCTGGTGGCGGCGAGCAAGGACTCTTCGGTTCCGTATCTTTCTTCAAATCTTTTTTTGCTGGGATGTCGCGAGGTGTATAGCGCATTGTCACTACCTTCTCTATGGTGTCTGTAGCAAAGTGGAATTGACTGCAAGTGGCAGCCCTTTTTCACCTTGCCGTTTAAGTGATGAATTTCTGGCGGCGATACCACCCCCAGCTCTCTTTTGCAGATGATGCAACCCATCTCTGTGATCGCATCCATCCACCGTTTTTCTTCCGCAGTTGCCGTTTTACTCTTCAATGATTCGAGGCCTGTCAGATACCGTCTCGTAGCCGTGCAGGTAATCGACCGACACATCAAAGTAACTGGCCAGCTTTCTTGTCACCTCATACGATGGCGACTTGGTCTTGCCGTTTAAAAATCTATTAATGGTTGGCTGTGCCACGCCGGTTTTGTTACTTAGGGCGGTCTGTGTCAGGTTGAACTCGCTCATAAGTGCTTTTAAATTATTCATTGATGCCTCAATCTGTGTTGTAAATTCGATTTTTTTCAAATCGCTGGGTTGCCATCAGCGACTGCCATATTTTGAACTCCATCTCGCAGGCCATCAGGTCAGCTTTAGCCGCAGCCAGCTGTCCCTTTGCTATACCCCTGTCGAGTCTTGCCTGAACAACGTCTGGACTTTCGTCAGCGCATCGCTCCTGAGCCGCGTTGGTTTTATGACCCTGCATCTCAGCCTTTACTTTTTCTTGCGCGACCATCATCTTCTCTTCGGCATCGGCCTTGGCAATGGCTCGCTCCGCGATTGATATTGCCTGTCCCGCGTCTCGCACGTTCTGTGCAAAATTTTCTGTCTCTTGCATTGCTACCTCTACTTTGAATAATCGATGTATTGTTTTGCCTTTGAGCCTCGGCGCTCTTTAAACTGCATGGCCGCAGAATCAAACTCAAAACCTATTTTTCCCTCATACTGGCCGTTCCGGTTTTTCAGAACCTCAAGGTAGCTGTCCCACTGGCGGGCATATTTCTCGTCAACCTCTTCCATCAGGATCTCAGACTGAGCGACAGCCTCTTGCTTCCGCTTGTTTTTGAAGATCGAAATAAAGCCATCAGCCAGATCCGTGATAGAGCCGGAACCCTTGATGTCATATTTGTTTGGAGCGGTCATCTCGGACTCACCTTTGCGAACATGTGTCACAAGAAAAATGGTCACGGGGAATGCCATCTTGAAGTTGACTAGGCTCTCAATAAATTTTTGCTGGCCCTCGTAGTCATCCTGCCGGCACATATTGGTAAGCGAGTCGATGACAAAGACGTTGATGCCATACCGGCGATAGGCGTACTCAAAACACTCCATCAGGTCTTTCGGTTTCGGTGTTAGCTTGTCAACGAACAGCCATAGGTTTGGGGCAAGCCAGTCCAGAAGCGCTTTCCGGTATGGCTTTGGTGGAGCCGCAACACCACCAGCCTGCTTCATCATCCGGCCCAGAGTTGCACGGGGAGGCATCTCCATGCTGGCTATCAATACCTTCTGGCCCTGCTCGACCGCATTCAGGCAGAGCTGCCCAAGCCAGAGCGACTTGCCGTGGCCATTAATTCCAGCCACACCCCAAAGCTCCTGCGGCCTGAACCGAATGTCTTCCTCATCCAGCTTTTGCCAGCCGGAACCGAAGCCGGTGGTGTCCTCGTCCAAACTAAAGAACTGGTCAAGGTCTTCTTCAAACTCCATGACAGACCTGAGGGTGGTCGGATCTTTCCAGACTGCTTCTTCATAGGCCATAGCCAAGATGGTTTGGGCATCTGCATAGGACTGCTTGCCACCCTGCAACATGTCGTTGATGTCTTTGTTTGGCAGGTTGATTCGGACACAGCGATCTCCCAGTCGAGACATAATCTCGGCAGCGGCTAGCTCACCCTGTTCATCCATATCCGTAGCTATCAGGATGCGCTCGAACCTAGCCAAATTGTCGTACTCTGACTCAATCCACTTGGTCTGCTTGGCGCCCTTCCCTCCACCAAATGGAACACTTAGGGCTGGGTATCCCAGTTCGCTACAGGCAATAGCATCCCATTCGCCCTCAGTTATCCAAACTTCCCGAGCATCAGCCGGCAATGCATGCCAACCAAAGAGGATGGGCTTTAAATCTTTTTGGGTTGCTGGGTTGCCGTCATGGTTCATCGGCTTAGTCTTTAAAAACACCAGATCACCTGACTGGTCGTAGTATGGGAACACAGCGTCACTGCCACGACTGCTCACCGTCTCGTATATTTTCCACTTGAAGCAGATCTCACCGACATCCCTAAAACCCCTCCCCTCCATGTACCCGTGCAGATTCTGGGACTGGCTTTGCTCTGGGGGCTTTGGTTTTTGGTAGGTCTTTTTTTCCACCGCGCTAAATTTTTTCGAGGGCTTACTATCTCTGACGTTACAGCGCTTTTTTGCCCACTCCATCGCCTCAACAAGCGTTAAGCCCTGCCGGTGCTGAATCAGGTCGAGCATGTCACCACCCTCTCCGGTGGCAAAGTCCATGTACTTGCCGGCCTGCTCACCGTGCAGGTAAACAGACATTGATCTGCCCTTCTCGCCTGAGATCGAGCCGACCTTGTAACAACCTGACTCAATCTTTCCTTCGGGGTATAGCTCTGCACAGATTCCGGTTGCCTGCTCGGCAAGCGCCTGTACTAATTCTCGGATCTCCATTATTTGATGCCTCCTAAAATGTCATCGTTCCGTTTTTTATTTTTAAACTGCTTTAATGAAGACCAGTCAGGGTCTCCAATCCGTTGCCATGTACCACGAGCAATGGCGTAAGAGACAAGCTCCTTCATGTCGAAGCCTGCCTTAACCATAATCTCGAAGTCCTTGGTCTGTCGGGTCACCATCACAGACGATGGCGCCCTGTTACTCTTCTGCTTATGCTCCCACCAATCTAGCCACGACTGTTTAGGCACACCCTTTGGAGCAGAGGCGGATAGTTCTTCTTTCCACGATAGTTTTTCTTTCTTATTGTTTTTCTTATCTATAGTCTTTCTTAGTGGCGGGTTATCCGTAGACGGTTTACCCGTAGACGGTTTACCCGTAGACGGAAAATCAGCCTCGGTGAGAAAGTCTCTAGAATCGGATACAAGATAGTCATAACCGCCGAACTGGCCGCTGGCTACGCGGGCTGGCGCACGTTTGATGTAGCCGCTGACCTCTAGGGACTTTGTTATGGATTGCATCTTTGTCTTGCCAACGGCGAACACTTTGCACAACTGAGCCTGAGACACCTGCCACTCAGCGGAGTGGGATAAAAGGTATACAAGAACGCCCAGCGCTTCTGGTGTTAGCCCGTCCTG